CAAGACATTTAGATAGTGTTATTGCATATTTTGGAAGTGGTTTAGATATGAAAATACTTCACGATGGTTCAAATGGTTATGTAACCAATGTCAATACTGGAGATTTATATATACAAAACGAACTTAACGATAAAGATGTTATTCTAAGAAGTGATAATGGTAGTGGTGGACTTGATGCTTACATAACATTAGATGGTAGTGCTAATACAGTAAATATAGCAAAACCTACTAAAATACAAAGCACTACTAATAATCAAGCAAGTATTAATTATGACGCTTCTACACGATTACAAATTGGTGTAGTTGGTAGTGGTGTTGCAACTTTCTTGACAGACAATAGTGCTAAATGTTCTTTTACTAATGGAATTCAATTGCCTGATAATGCTACACTTGCTCTAGGAACATCACCAGATGCATTAATACAGAGCAATGGTTCTAATATTTTCATTGACGCAAATATTGGTAATTTATTCCTTAGAGCAAATACTGATGATGGTTCTATTCACTTTCAAGCCGATGATGGTAGTGGTGGAACTGCTGGTTATATGGATATAGATGGTGCTAATGAAGTTATAGATATTTTTAAAGATGTATACCTTACAGCTACGAAGAAGCTATTTTTTGATACTGGTGGCGATACTTTTATACAAGAAAGTGCTGCAAATATATTAAATATTTATACTGGTAATGAGAATATGTTAGAAATATCTGCAGCAGGTTCAGACCCAAGAATATCATTCTTTAATAAAGATAATCGTGATAGAGATTTTGCTTTTTGCGGTGCTGGAGATGATTTTAATATTTACTCAGATGCAAGTACAAATAGAGTCGGAATAGGAACTGCTGCTCCTGAAGGCAAGGTTCATATTTATTCTTCTGATGCAAGTGTAGCACCTGATAGTGATGGAGATGATTTAGTTATTGAAAGTAGTGGCGACACAGGTATTAGTATTTTATCAGGAGAAGCTGATGGAAATACTGGTGCATTAATTTTTGGTAGTGAAAGCGATGCAGTTGGTGCATTAATTCAATATAGTTATTATGAAGATAGATTAAAGATTGGAACTGCAAATAGTGGACACTCTTTACAATTTGCAAGTGATAATAATACTCTTGCTATGACTATTAATACTTCTCAAAATGTCGGAATCGGAACAGCTGCTATAAATGGTAAACTAACAGTAAGAGATGATACTGCTGGAAATCCTTGTAGATTAACTATTAGTAATGGGGGAAATGCAGAATCAGGAACAACATCAAGATTATCTTTCTATGAGGGGCAAACTGAAAAAACTTATATTGAAAGACGAATAGATGGTAGTGGAAAGACTGCTTTTGTAACACCAGCAGATGATAATCCATTTGTTTGGGAAAATGCTACTGGCGAATTTATGAGATTTACTGGTTCAAAAGTCGGAATCGCAATGACGAACCCAGCTCACGTCTTAGATGTAACTGGAACTGCAGGACTAAGCACAGGAACAGCTTGGACTAACACTTCTGATAAAAGAATTAAAACTAATGTAGAAAGTATAGAAAATGGTTTAGATAAAATACTGAAACTAAGACCAGTTTCCTTTAATTATACAGAAGATTATTTAAAAGCAAACCCAGAACTTTCTAGCTCTAAAAGATATAATTCTTTTATTGCACAAGAATATGAAGAAGTTTTTCCAGATGCAGTAACATCTGAAAAAGAATTAGTTGTAGATGGTAAAGTTATCTACGATGACTTAAAACAATTTACACCTCACGACTTGAATATGTATTTAGTAAAAGCAATTCAAGAAATGAAGTGTGAAATAGATGAACTCAAACTCAAACTAGGAGAGAACGATGGCAATTAGTTATAGTTGGAATTGTAAAAATGTAGACACGTACCCAACAGGTTCGGATAATAAAAATGATGTTATACACACTATATGTTGGCAATATACTGCAACAGAAGGTGAATATTCTGCACAAGAAACTGGAGTAACACACGTAGATACTGATGATTTAAGTAGTTTTACAGAATTTTCAAATTTAACCAATAGTGATATAGTAGGTTGGGTTGAACCCACAATAAGTTATACTAAATTGACAGAGATGAAATCAAAATTAGACGCACAAATAAATCAAAAGAAATCACCTACATCAGTAAAAAAACAGGTAGCGGACTAAAGGTTTTTATTAAAAAAAAATAAAAAAATATTTTAAATTATAGGTTTTTGAACAAATACTTATATACTTATATATAACTTAAACAATATAACAGATTAACAATTTAAGGAGTTACAATGGCAAAAAACAAAGAAATAAAATTCACACAAGTAGAATTAGATTCATTGACAGGTTTGAGAAATTCTTATGCTCAACTTGAACTATCTCTCGGTAGAGTAGAGATAGCTCGCATGCAATCCGAGCAAAGAATGGAAGACCTTTCAAATGAAAAACTTCGTTTAGAAACTGAATACAATGAAACACAAGAAGACGAAAAAACTCTTGTAAAAACATTGAATGATAAATATGGTGCAGGAGCTTTAAATCCTGAAACAGGTGTATTTATTCCAGAAGAAGTTTCAAAAACTGAAGAATAATTACTCTTGTAGGTGATTTTTGAAAAAACTGTATGATACTTATTCTTACCATACAATTTTAAATTAGGAGAAAAATAATGGCCGAAAGAATAGTAAGTCCTGGTGTTTTTACCAGGGAAAAAGATTTATCATTTTTACCACAAGGAATTGGCGAAATCGGAGCAGCTTTAATAGGCCCAACAGAAATGGGTCCAGCATTCGTTCCAACGTTAGTTCGTAATATGGGTGAGTTTGAAACAATTTTTGGAAAGGAAAATCAAGATTTTTATGTCCCTTTTACTGCGAAGCAATATCTTCGTAATACAGGAGCAGTAACAATCGTGAGAGTTTTACATTTAGGGGGATATGCAAACGATAGTCTTGTATTGTGTATCAGTAGTTCAGCAGGACATAAAGTCGCTGCAGTTCTAAAACCTTCACGAGGCGCAGCCGATATAGGTGCAGCTTCCGCATTTTCAACACCATTAAGTGCTTCAATATTAACAACAGCAGTTTCAGCTAGTGAATTTACATTACTAGCACCATTGGATACTACTGGCGCAGTAGCAAGCACTGCATTATCATTTGATTCAGGTTCAGCTAACTACATTACAAATGTATTTAGTGAAAACCCACAAGATACAAATCAACCACTTTATGTGTATTCTAATTTTCAAAACACACAAAACTTATTTGTATCTACTGGCTCACACGTAGCAGATGTAGTAACGGTTCAAAGTGGTTCAAGTGAAAACTTTTCACACGACTACAAGGTAGCAACAACACCATTCATTACATCACAGAAAATTAATTCCGTAACAAAAAATTTATTTAAAGTAAATACTCGTTCGCACGGAACTAATATGAATGCAAAATACAAAGTTGGTATTTCAAACATTAAACCATTTACTGATGTTGCAGGTAGTGATTATGGAACATTTGATTTGCAAGTAATAATTAACAATCCAGCTCAAAACGATGATGGAATAGTATTAGAAAACTTCCAAAATCTAACACTTGATGAGGATAGTGTAAATTATGTAGCAAGAGCAATTGGTGACAGAAACACTACTATTGATTCAGATGGTAAATTGACTCATAATGGAGATTATCCAAATCAATCACAATTTATTTTTATTAGTAATTATGATAATCTTGTAGGAATAGCAGAATCGCTAGTTCCTTTTGGATTCGCCGCACCAATACAACCACACGTTATTGATGTATCAACATCTATACCGAGTGGAAGTACAGTAGCAGCATCATTTCCAAGTGCTTCATATCTTGGAACAACAAGTGGTGGAAATGGACAGAAAAATAATCGTTCTTCATATGACCAAAATGTTTACTATGGGTTTGACTTCAATAGTATTGATAGTCAACAATATTTGAAACCATTACCAGCAAGTGCAGCTGCAGGAAACAATATTACAATGAGTCTGGAAGACGCATTTGGTAACGATGGAGCTTCAGTATTGGGAACACAATACTCAGCAGGAGATAATCCACTATCATTATCGGGTTCAGATTACAGACAATTGAAATTCCAAGTTCCTTTTCAAGACGGATTTGATGGTTCAAATCCAGCATTAGATAACAAAATTGGAACAAACATTGTAGCAGGAAATACTCAAGGGTTTGATTGTAGTGGAGCACTAACAAGTGGTTCAGTATCATTCAAAAGAGCACTCAACGCAGTATCAAATCCAGACGAATTTGATATTAACTTGTTAGCAATTCCAGGTATTATTCACGGATTACACCCAACTGTAACAAATCACGCAATTGATAAAGTAGAAGATAGAGCAGATTGTTTCTTTATCTTGGATGGTTCAAAATATGGAAGAACCGTTCAAGGAGCAAAAGATGATATCAAAGCAATTGATTCAAACTATGTTGGAACATATTATCCCTGGATAAAAATCTTGGATAGTGTTAAAGGTAAACCAACTTGGGTTCCACCTTCAGTAGTTCTACCAGGAGTTTTCGCAAATTCCGATAGAATTGGGCAAGAGTGGTTCGCACCAGCAGGATTGAATCGTGGTGGTTTAACAGAAGTGTTAGAAGCACAAACAAGACTAACTAACTTGGAAAGAGATGATTTATACGATGCTCGTATTAATCCTATCGCAACTTTCCCAGGTCAAGGTGTGGTCGTGTTTGGACAAAAGACACTACAAGGTAAACCAAGTGCATTAGATAGAGTTAATGTAAGAAGATTGTTGATTAACTTGAGAAAGTTCATCGCATCATCTTCAAGATTCTTAGTATTTGAACAAAACACAAGTCAGACAAGAAGTCGTTTCTTGAACATTGTAAATCCATATATGGAACAAGTTCAAGCAAATGCAGGCCTGACAGCGTTTAGGGTGGTAATGGATGATAGTAATAATACTCCAGATGTTGTGGATAGAAACCAATTAGTTGGTCAGATATTCATACAACCAACCAGAACAGCTGAGTTCATAGTCTTAGATTTCGTAGTTCAACCAACAGGAGCAACATTTCCTGAGTAATTGAATTAAAAATCAACACAAGATAAGAAAAACCCCCAAGAAATTGGGGGTTTTTTGTTGTGTAATGGGAAAGAAAATCTGCAGGTGATTTACGCCAAATCACCAAAGGTTGTTTCTAATATCGTGAAACACTACATAACCCAAACCGATTCCAAATTATCGTAGTCATCGGCAACCCACGAATTTATATTTACATTAGTTCTAACATTGAAAATGGAACATTGTAAGACCTACCATTCATATCAACAACAGCTCTTGTCTGATTTATCTTCTTAACCACACCTGGTGTTCTCTTTGTCTTCTGAACTACATAGACATCAGAACCTACCGATAATGAAGTTTTACCTAACATAGTCTTACATTGATTTATATATTGGGATAACTCATTTAATTCAGCTAATGAATTTAATCCCCTAATTTGTTCTTTTATTATAACCATAGTTTTTTTTCCTCTTTATTAAATTTATTTTTGGTAGATAGCAAATGTATCAGCGTATTCAGCTAAACAATAGTTTTGTTTTCTATCATAGCCGTATTGTGGCTTTGAACAACCCCTATACTTAATTCTATATTTACCAGTCATCATTATAGCCCTAACCACAGGATTCCACCTATAATCCATTGGAATACCTTTCCACATAGCATATTCGTTATCAGGAGCCAAGTAGTCATTTAAGACAAAAGCCGGTTGTTCTTGATTAGCTTCATATAAATACATAGGATTGTGAGTATATTGATAGACATCCATAGTAAATGTCCTATTGTCATAACCAAAAGCTCTCGGAACTTTCGTATCAGCAAAATCTCTTGGAGTAATACCTTCAGTATCACCAACCATAACACCTAAGTTTTCATCAAAGTATGGTGTATATTGTGTGTGTTGTTCTTTTAAATTCTCAGTCATATTTTTTCCTTTTCTCATTATCATTACACTATAATATAGTAAATCTTTTCATTAATGTCAAGCTTTTTCTTTACATTTCTAAAGAATCTAACCACTCTTCAATCTCGTCGTGAGTCATTCTTCCGTCCTCTTCAAGATTTTCTCTCATCTCAGCTCTCGTTTGTGGTCTTCCAAAATTATAAACTGGCTCACCATTTCCTTGATTAGCATCGTAGTCAAGTTGATTCTGAACATTCAAAAACATCTCTGGATTCATCATAATTATTTTGTCCTTTCGTTAATCATTACAATATAATATACGCATTACGCACATCAATGTCAAGCTTTATTTTAATTAATTTAAAACTTTATTTAATTTATTAACTCTATTGATTATGTTATTTATATCTCTAATGGTTTTATCATCTAAATTATCATATCCCATTAGAATTGCAAACAACATATCAACTATTTGAATTGGTATATTTGTTTTTCCTATCATACCATAATATACAATGAACAAATGACAATGTCAAGCCTTTTTTCATAAAACTTCAATAAAACTTCTAAAAGTATATCAAATTAAAGATTCACTTTTTTCAACTTTCTTATATTTATTAATGTAATAGAAATAAACTCTATAGGAGAAAGAAAGTGGCTGAATTACTCGACCCAAATGATATATTTTTTACGCCGTTTGAACCAAAAACAGCAAATCGTTTCGTTATGGAAATTGACGGAATACCTGCATATTTAGTTAAAACAATGGCAAGACCTTCAATTAGTTTTGATTCAATAACACTTGACCATATAAATGTCAAGAGATATGTGAAAGGTAAAGCTACTTGGGCACCAATTGCAGTAACACTATATGACCCAATCGTTCCATCAGGAGCACAATCGGTTATGGAGTGGGTAAGACTTCATCACGAATCAGTAACAGGTCGTGACGGATATTCAGACTTTTATAAGAAAGATATTACATTTAATGTATTAGGCCCAGTAGGTGATAAAGTAGAAGAATGGACTTTAAAAGGTGCATTTATTACAACAGCAGATTTTAGTGATATGGATTACTCTTCAAATGATGTAGCAGAAATATCATTAACACTACAATACGACTACGCAATACTACAATTCTAAGGAGATAAATTATGTGGGAAGTTTTTAAAGATGAAAATGATTACAATGAGAAATCAATAATTGGTTTCGCATCATTTGCAGTAATGACTCTATTCGCAGTAGTTGACTTAGCAACAGGAATATGGGGACAAGATTTAGTTATAAATGATATGGTATACAACTCGTTTGTATTCGTAACATTAGGTTCTTTCGGTATCGCAGGTGCTGAAAAGATAATGAAAAAATAATAAGTTATTAAT